CAGATAGTGAACGCGAAGAACACTGCGAAATTTGCGAGAGCGAATTAAAGCGTATATATGAGGCTGGAGTGATTAAAACTTTTGGGGATGTGGTTAAGTTCTGATGAAACATTCAGCAAGACCAAACACAGCAAATCAAATCGGTATAAAGTCAAACTTTACCACTCCTCCTCAGAGTGCAATAAAAACCGATTTAGAGAAATACATAGAGCTTATGGAGTCATTCGGGCTTAACCCATCGGTAAGTGAGTTTAGAGGCGAAAAGACAGTATCAATAGAGGGTAACGACGGGTGCGTTTCATTTCTGTTTGATAGCGAAGAAAAATATAAATTTTTTTACGGGGCGGAATAAATGGCATATTCATCCGAACAGTGGGAGAGAGCGAGAGCATACTGGGAAGCAGGGCAACATACACCACGAGAGATAAGCGAAGCAGTAGGAATAGAGCGATCAACGATTGTTAAGCGTGCCAAAATTCACAACTGGAAAAGCGGTGCAAATTCCGACTACATCGAAGCTAAAACCATTTTGGCGGTAAAAAAATCACAACTAAATTCACAAACCATCCAAGTGTTAGATGATATCGCAGATGAGCAGATACGTAGACAGCGATTAGTATATGGCAATGCCGAATTAATAGCTTCTCAAATACCTGAAATTATAGATGGCATGAAAGAACGAAAGATAGACGAAGATACTGGCGTAGAGCTTATCACTAATTTAATGACACCATCAGATTTAAAGCTCCTTGCAGATACAAACGACAAAGTAGCAATCACTCTCAAAGTCGCTGACCGACACGCCAAGAGCGGAGATGTAAACGTAAACACCCAAACAAACGTAGGCATCCAAACCATTACGAGAAAGATAGTTGATTAATCTCGACGAAAACGGCAACCTCACCATCGATACACCTCGCCATCTTTTGCCCATGCTTCAGCCAAAGCGGTATAAAGGGCTAAAGGGAGGACGAGGAAGCGGGAAATCTCACTTCTTCGCTGAGGACGTGGTGGAGCGGATGATATGTGATCCAAATCATAATGTCGTATGTATCCGTGAGATTCAAAAGTCACTAAAATTCTCAGCCAAAAAACTCGTCGAGGACAAAATAAGGGAGTTTGGGGCGTCGTCGCTATTTGATATCACATTAACGGAGATACGACGTATCGGCGGAAACGGGGTAATGATCTTTCAGGGTATGCAAGACCACACCGCAGATTCAATCAAGTCATTGGAGGGTTTTAACACAGCTTGGGTTGAGGAAGCGCAAAGTATCTCCGCTCGGTCACTTGAATTGCTGCTCCCTACGATCAGGGCGGAAGGTTCTGAGATTCTTTTCTCATGGAACCCTACAAATGAAGACGATCCGGTAGAAAAGCTATTTGAGGAAGAAAGCGAACAGTCTATCTGTATCCATATCAACTATACTCAAAATCGCCTATTGCCACAAACCCTAAGAGACGAAGCAGAGCGACACCTAAGAGTATCGCCTGAAACATTTAACCATGTATGGCTTGGAGAGCATAAGAAGATATCAGACGCTTTGATATTCAACGGGAAATATCGCATTGATATATTGCCGACAGACGAAAACACTGCTTTCTATTTCGGGGCAGACTGGGGATTTGCCCAAGACCCTACAACGCTTGTAAAATGCGCCATTATTGGGAATACTCTTTACATAGATGATGAGGTAGGTGGGGTTGGCGTTGAGCTGGACGAAACTGCACAGCTATTCGATAAGATAGAAGGAAGCCGAAAACATATTATTAGAGCAGATAGCGCTCGACCTGAAACAATAAGCCATATTCGTAATAAAGGATTTGACAGAATAGTGGCGGTTGAGAAGTGGAAAGGGTCTGTTGAGGACGGAATTAATTTCATGCGTTCATTTGATGAGATTGTAATCCACCCGCGATGCAAAAATACAATCTATGAGTTTTCCAAGTATTCCTACAAGGTTGACAAGTACAGCGGGGACATTTTGCCGATCATTGTGGACGCATATAATCATTACATTGACGCTATACGTTATGCTCTTACGCCACTCATTAAGCGGCAAGGGTTTTTCGTCGTTGGCGGTTAAGGTAAAATAACGTAATCAAAAATTGGGGATATTCATGTTAAAAAAGCTCCTCTCGAAATTTATGCCGTCTATCGAGCGTAAAAGCTATGTTCCGGTACAGACCCAATCTTTTCACGGATGGCTTACCAATATCGGACGGACTGACGTAGCAAAGAGTGTCGCAACTATCTATTATCTCAAATGCTATCCTGTTAATGCAGGGGTTGGCGAAATTTCGGACCGATTAAAAAACATAAAGCCGATATTTTTGGGAGAAAACGGCGAGGAAATCATCACATCAGCAACGACGTTTTTAGCGAAACCCAATGAGCGGGACACATTCAACGATATTCTAAATAAAATGAATATCAACTACAAGACCACAGGCGAAATCTATCTTATGAAGGTAGGAATTACCCGTGTAATGGAGTTGCACGTTTTGCCGTCTGTAAAGGTACAAGTGAGTCAAACCGCAGGGAATGAACCAGTATCGTTTATTTACAGCGATAATGCTAATACGATCACTTTCACTAAGCGAGATGATGGGCGATACTGGAATAGCGATAGTACACGCGAGCTTTGCTATTATCACGAATACAATCCGATGAGCTTTACATCAGGGCTATCTCCACTTTCGTCTATCGCATTAGAGATTGAACAATATATGAGCGCAGGAACGCATAATCTGGCGATGCTTACCAATTCTATTAAACCTTCCGTTGTTCTATCATCCAAAAGCGACTTTATGCCTAATGCAGATCAGATGGAGCAGTTCAAAAAATACCTTGATGAATTCTATCGTGGAAGCGGTCAAGCTGGTAATTATCTTGTGACTGGTAACTTTGACGTAACGACAGTATCGCAACGCTCAGATATGGACTATAAAGACCTAACAAACGCAACAAGAAATGCTATCCTTCAAAAGCTTGGCGTACCTCTTACAATTGCAGATACAACTGCATCAACATATAATAATCGTCAATTGGATCAGTTGGCTTTTTACGATGACACGATCATACCATTGTTTAAAATGTATTCTATGTGGATTATTGAGCAGATTCAAGGAGACTTCAAAGGCCAGCCAGTAAAAGACGTAACAATTAACGAGACGGATATCCCTGCTCTATCAGAACGGGCATTGATAAAACTTGAAAGACGCTCCAAAATTGGTCACCTTAGCATTAACGAGCTGAGAGAGATCGACGGATATGAGGAAGTAGACGGAGGAGATTTTATCTATCGTCCATCATCTGACGTTCCTGTAAGTGGTGGTACGCCTACTGAAGAAGATGAAAACGAGGCACAAAAATGGCTACGATAGCCGAACGAGCGCGACAGGATTTACAATCCAAGATTGCCAATGAGAAGAAGCTATCCCCAAAACTAAAAGCAATATTTCGCCAAATGGGCAGAGATTTGAAACTCAAATACGCAACATCACAGCAGTTGATAGATGCTTCAGTATATGAGCCTGAATTTAAAGCGGTATTGATTCAGCGTTCACGATTGGTGGCAAATGAGTTTAAGCGATCATTTCGTCGCAATGAAGCCAAAGACGATACCGACGATCAGATAGACGCTGAACTACTCGCATGGCTGATTATATTCATAGATGAGCAGATCGGATATATAACAGCAACGACTGACGAGCAAATGCGACAGTTGGTCGCTGAGGTTATGCGCGACTTGTCGAATGAAGGAATACCGGCAACAAAAGAGGCAGTGGCCCAAAAAGTATCGGAGCGGTTTATCCGTCAAGGCATGGCACGTTCTGAGCTGATTTCCTCTGAGGTGGTTAATACCGTAGCCGAGAAATCAAAGTTTGTCGAGGCTGGAGTTTTGGCACGTGCCGCAGATATCAAAGGAACTAAAACATGGTTTACCAATATGGACGGCAAAGAACGCGACAGTCACCATAACGCTTTCGGTCAAACAAGAGAGATAAGTAAGCCGTTCAATGTAGGTTCGTCACTATTGATGTTTCCTAAAGATAGATCACTTGGGGCGCAAAGTAAAGAGATATTCAATTGCCGATGTTCAGCGATTTACGAATAGGATATAATTTTTCAACTATATAAGGGGTAACTATGGAACTTAAACACCTCACATACGCTTTCGAGATGAAAGAAACGAAAGAGGATAACGAGTTTTTCTATTTCGAGGGATACGGGGCTACATTCGGTAACGTAGATCACGGCGGGGATATGATCGTGCAGGGCGCTTTCGCTAAGACATTGATGGCAAACCGTACCATCCCTGCGCTTTATCAGCATAATACCCGTGAGCCTGTTGGTATATTTACTGATCTTAAAGAGGATTCACACGGCTTGTACGTCAAAGGTAAACTTCCTAAAGCAGATGCACTTGTGCGCGACAGAATTATTCCTCAAATGAAAATAGGCTCTATCGCTAAAATGTCAATCGGGTACGTCGTAAAAGAGCGTGTATGGGAAGGAGATATTCGCGTATTGAAAGAGATTGACCTATACGAAATCAGCCTAGTTACATTCCCTATGAACGATCAGGCAAATATAACACAGATGAAAGAAGCTGTCCCATATCAAAACCTACCTCTTGCAGATCTTGAAAGACAATGGGATTCAAATGCTGCAATCAACCGCGTTAGAACATTGACAAATTCAACTGAAAAACCTAGTGCTGAGTATAAAAAAGCGTTTCTTTGGTATGACAGAGCAAATGAAGATCAATTCGGAGCGTATAAACTTCCTATTGCTGACGTTATCGATGGAAGATTAACCGCTGTGCCTCGTGGAATATTTGCTGCTGCTGCTGCATTATCAGGGGCTAGAGGAGGAGTTAATATTCCCGATGCTGACAGAGCAGCAGTAATCGCCAACGTAGAGAAATACTATTCAAAGATGGATATGGAAAGCCCATTCGGTGAAAAGATTAACAAATCACTCGTAGAAGCTATGGTAAAATCTGTTCGTGACGCAGAGGAAATGCTAAAAGAGGCAGGATTTAGCCAAAACGGAGCAAAAGCTCTTATCTCTATTGTGCGAAAAGCCGGAGATCAAGAGGACAAAGGCAGAGAGTTTTTAGAGGCGTTGGCTTCTCTCAATAAAAAATCGTAGTAAGATTCGTAGCTATCGGGATGCTGGCTTACAATCTACGTGATGTAGTTTCGCAAACCATAAAATAAAATAAGGGGTTCTCAATGGATGAAAAATTGATGCAAGAAGCCACCGAGGCTTTGAGCCATGTTCGCAGTATCAAAGAGAAATTTGATGCTGGTGTAGTGTCTGAGGCGAAATTCAAAGAAGCACTTGATAAAACAAGCGCGGCACTTGAAGCTCAAGAAAAAGCAAATCAGGAAGCAATGCTAAAACACAATGCGGCTCAAAAAGAGCTTGACGAAGTTAAAGAGCGTGCCGATAAACTGGAAATGCATCTTTTGTCACTTGGCAAATCTGATGTTAAAAACTACAAAGAAAGTGCGGAGTATAAAGGCTTTAATACTTTCCTCGTATCAGGTAAAATGGACGGTATTCAGCTTGAAGGTAAAGAAGCAAACCGCACAGACTTGATCGCAAACGGCGGCGCACTTGTACCGATGATGATGTTCCAAGAGATCATTAAAAGTGTTACAGAAATCAGCCCGATTCGTTCTTTGGCACGTGTTGTTCAGATTGACGGTAAATCTATCGACCTTCCAACCCGCACTTCGTTGCTG